GCCTCAGGAGTAGATCTTGCTACTGTCACATCCGATTTAGGTAAAGGATACGTAGGAATTACTAGGGGCTTAATAAAATATAATACCGGCCTTACACGAGCTGAATTAACTACTAAATCATTTAATGAGATCCTAGGGATTATCCTTAAGCGATCAGCCGGTGCAGCTGAGGATTACCTCACTACTACCTCTTACAAAATGGAGGTGCTAGGCATAGCTACAGGCAACGCCTCCGAGATTATAGGAGAAGGTCTAGTAGCAGCCTTGGCCCGGGTTGGTGGAGGTACTGAGGCGAGCGATGCAGCAACTGCTATTACAACTCTTGCTAAGGCATTTAACTTTGTAACCCTGGCAACAGGTACAACTATCGGCGGTATCACTAGCGTACTTAGAACTTTAAAAAATCTGCCTAAAAATATCTTTGAAGGTTTTGCAGGTAAGCAAGGCGGGATAAGCATAAGCCCTGTACCTAAATCCGATCCTGTAGTAACTCTTAGTGAGAAAAAACAACAGGAGATGCTGGCAAAACTAGAGGCGGCTTCAGTAAAGAGAAATAAAGAATTACTAGCACTTAAGAAAAAACAAGTATCAACAGACAAACTAGCCGTAGCAGAAAAAAAGAAACAAGAGGCGCTTGAAAAGGCAGCCTTGCTTTTAGCTCAGGGCCAAAAGTTATTCGATGAGGAAGGCATACAGCTAGCCGCTGCCGCTCAAGGCAAGCTCACCGATGAGGAGCGCACTCGCCTAGCGTTAAAGAAAGATATCTATGACCTAGAGGCAGCGATCAATGAAGGCAACATATCGGCCGCCGCTCGCTTGGCTAACAGTATGGTTGCTAATGCTCAAAAATTAGCCGCACTACGCGGTGACATGATCGGCCTTAACGATATTCAAAATCCTTTTACTTTGTGGCTAGAGACTCTAAGGCAGATGGCTATCGAGCTTTCCAAGTTAGCAAACATTAAGCCGGCCACCATAATTCCAATGCCAAGTTATACAACCGAGCCTTTATATAAATACAACACACTTAGCCAACAGCTTGTACCTGGCGATACAAACCGCTCAGAGATGGGGTACGGAGGTGGGCAGTTTGATTACAATATAACCCCATCAAGCCCACTTTACGGCTATAACTCAATGAGTCAGCAATCAATGGCGGCAAGCGCTGGCACCGTAGTAAACATTTCTGTAGCGGGATCGGTTACAACAGAGCGCGATCTAGTAGCTGCAATCACTCAAGGGCTTTACTCACAGCAAGCCTCCGGCACTCCTGTTTTGTATAGCACGGTGTACTAATGACACTACCTGCCACTCCTATAGTAAAGATAAACCTAACCGGTGGAGCATCTTTTAACCCGCCCTTTGTACTAGATACTTCACAGCTTGATTTTGGAGTACTGGCAGATCCCGGCACGGTTATTATTGATGTATCTAATCAAGTGCTAAAGATCGATACACGTAGAGCTCGTAACCTTTATCAGGATCGCTACCTTGCAGGTGAGGCAACAGTACGTATTCTCGATCTTAACGGTGACTGGAATCCACAAAACACAGCGAGCCCTTATTATCCTAATCTTGTACCGCTCCGCTCTATTGTTATCGAAGCCAATTACTCGGGTACTGTCTATCCAATCTTTAAGGGCTACATCTCTGAATACCTCTATACCTACCCGCGAGATCAAGAACTAGGATACGTGGATCTAATAATATCGGACGCCTTTAATTTAATATTTAACTCAAACGTAACTACTGTTATTGATGGTGTAGCTAATCAAGATACCGGCACTCGGGTAACTAAGATCCTCGACACGATTGGCTGGCCATCAAGTGCGCGCTCGATCATGATCGGTAACACTCTATGCCAGGCAGACCCAGGTACAACTCGTACGGCTCTTGCAGCTATTGAAACCGTTACCTTTACAGAACAGGGTGCCTTTTACTTTGACAAGTCAGGTAATGCAGTATTTAAGGATAGAGATTTTATCTATCAATCCCCTGCCGCTACTCCTACAGCGTTTTCTAATGCAACGGGATCTACGGATATTGACTATGCAGGTATTACTTTTGCCCTAGACGATAAAACTATTGTGAACTCAGCAACGGTAACTCGTACAGGCGGCACGGCTCAGACTGCCTCTAACGCTGACTCTATAGCCAAATTTTTCTTACATAGCATTACGGCTAACGATATGTTGATGCAAACAGATCAAGAGGCTTTAGATCTAGCATCCAATTTTGTAGCAAGCCGTAAAGATACAAGCGTAAGAATTGAAACGATTACCCTAGATCTTGTAACCCTTGGCTATGGCCCAGGTGTTCAAGCTGCCCTTGGCCTTGATTACTTTGATCCTATGCAGATTACTAACGTAAACGTAGCGGGTACCACCATTGTTAAAACCCTCCAATGCCAAGGCATAGCCCACAAGATCACGCCTAATAATTGGCAGACAGTTTTAACTACTCAAGAGAATATTTTAGACGGGTTCATATTGGACTCTACTTTGTTTGGAATTTTAGACACATCCGTATTGGCCTATTAGGAGAAAAAATGACATATCCATATATCGCAGGTGACGTACTGACAGCGGCAGACATGAACGCGCTGCCCTCGTACACAGCTAACGCACAAACAGGTACTACCTACACGGTGGTAACTAATGACCAATACAGCAAGCTGATAACTCAATCTAATGCCTCGGCTAGTCAGGTCAGAATACCTACAAACGCTACTACGCCTTTTCCTATCGGTACGGTTATTAACGTTATCAATATCGGAGTCGGTATCTGCACGATCAACGCGGTTACATCCGGTACTACTACGGTGCTCTCAGCCGGTGCAGTAGCGGCAGCTCCTACCCTTGCACAATACAAGGCCGCATCATGTATTAAAACGGGTACTGATACCTGGTATGTGATAGGTGGCGTTGCATAATGTTTGGAGTTTCTGTTGGAATTATGGATGGTGCTGGCGGTGCCGCTGCTGGCGACTATGAGTCTATTGCTTCCGCAAGTGGAACAGGATCAAGTGGCACTATCACTTTTTCATCTATTCCTAGCACTTACAAACATTTAGAAATTAGACAGATTAGCCGTGTATCTGTTGTTGCTTCTGATTGTAATTTAAGATTTAACTCAGATACGGGTTCTAATTATTCTTGGCATCGTTTAATGGGTAATGGTTCGGCAGCCTCGGCCGCCGCAGGAGTTTCGAATACTTACATAGAATTACCTGCTACATCGTATTCATCATTGTTGTCCAATGTTTATGGCACAAGTGTCACTTCAATTCTTGATTATGCAGATACAAACAAATTCAAAACTGTAAGAAGTCTTGGTGGTTTTGAGGATAACAGTTCAGGGTTAGTGTTATTTTGTAGCGGAAACTGGCGCTCTACTAGCGCTGTGACATCTATTAGTTTAATAACAGGTAGCGGATCTTGGACAACTGATACTCGTTTTGCGCTCTATGGAATTAAGGGGTAATCATGCCAGCCACATACGATCCAATAGCAACACAGACTCTAAGTAGTGCTGCTGCATCTGTTACCTTTAGCAGCATACCTGCAACTTATACAGATTTAGTTTTAGTATTTAATGGAACATCTTTAGCAGCATCATACCTATCTTTGCAATACAATTCAGATACAGGAAACAATTACTCAGTAACCCTTATGCGTGGAGATGGAACAACAGCCTCATCGACTCGTTACTCAAGCATCGATCAAATTTATGCCTCTATTACTAACACACTTCAGACAACAATTAGCAATGTTTTTTTTCAGATTCAAAATTACAGCAACAGCACAACATTTAAGACAAGTCTAAGCAGAGCGAATCAATCAACAAATGCAACAGAAGCAGGAGTAGGTTTATGGCGTAGCACTGCCGCTATTAACGCTATTAAAATACTATCTCCTAATGCCAATTTTGCAACTGGATCAGTATTTACTCTCTATGGAATTAAGGTGGCCTAACTATGCCTACAGGATACACACTTATAGCATCTGCAACAGCTGGATCAGGTGGGGTTTCAAGTTTTGATTTTACTTCTATTCCTAGTACTTACACAGATTTATTAGTAAAATTGTCAGGGCGCAGTAGCAGGTCAGCCATTTTTGATTCAGTAAAAGCAACTATAAATTCTAACACTAGCAGTTACACAAACCGTTATTTAGAAGGATCTGGGTCAAGTGTTGTAACAGGAACACTTTACACAACCAGTTTCTTTTTAGGTGAGTGCGTAGGTTCAACTGCAACATCAAGCACTTTTGGAAGTTTAGATTGGTACATACCTAACTACGCAGGATCTAATAACAAATCTGCTTCAACAGATGGAGTAAGCGAAAACAACGCTACAACCGCGTATGCGGCCTTGGTAGCTAATCTATGGTCGAATACAGCGGCAGTTACTTCATTGAGTTTATTTCCCGATGTTGGTAACTGGACTCAATACTCAACAGCTTATCTATACGGCATCAAGAACTCATAAGGAGAAATAATGACAAATCCAACACGCATCGAAGTAAACTGCGAGACAGGTGAAGTTCTTGAGATAGAGCTAACCGATGCAGAAGTAGCACAACGGGAAGCAGATGCAGAAGCACACGCAGCTGAACTAGCAGAGCGTGAAACAGAGGCAGCACAGAAGGCAGCAGCTCGCGAGGCAATCCTTGATCGTCTTGGCCTTACAGCCGATGAAGCGGCTATCCTTCTAGGGTAATGACTCCAAGACTTAGCAAAGCTGCGATCCAGTTAAGAAATCAAATTGACGATTGCTTCCCGGATAGAGATCGCCGTAGCGACTCAGGGGCTTACTCTGACCCAAAACATCGTGCGCGTAAGTCAGATCATAATCCTGATGAGAAAAATTGGGTTCATGCCTACGACTGCGACAGGGATTTACATCCGAGGTCAAAGCCAGACCTCATGCCCTATTTGGTTGATCAACTTCGTCTCGCTTGCAAGTCTAAAACAGAGAAGCGTATTAGTTACATCATTTTCGATGGAAGGATTTGCTCGCATCTCCTTAATTGGAAATGGAGAAAATACACAGGGGCTAACAAACACGACAAGCACGCTCATTTCAGCTTTAAGAAAGAAGCTGCTAATGATGGGGCTTTTTATCAAATACCTATGTTAGGCGGAGAATAATGAAAATCAAGAATCCACTATTTCTAGCAGCTGGAGCATTTCTAGCAG